GGTGATACTGTAACACTTGCAAGTGGAGCTTCTCAATCAGGGTTTGGTAGAACTGGAACAGTTGATTGGGAAACAACTAAAAAGACTGCAAATTTTACAGCAGCTAATGGCGAAGGATATTTTGTAGATTCATCTAGTTCAGCTATAACTGTAACTCTCCCTGCCTCACCTTCAGCAGGAAACATTGTATCAATTTCAGACTACAATGGCTCTGCTACTACAAACGCTATTACTATAGCAAGAAATGGATCTAATATTAATGGAGATGCTTCTGATATAAATATTACTAAAGGAGATTCAGCAATAACTTTTGTTTATGTAGATGCAACTGTTGGTTGGACATCTGTTCAAACTTCAAGTACATCAGATGTTAAAAGTGATTTTATACAAGCAACAGGAGGAACAATAACAACTTCTGGAGATTTTAAAATTCATACCTTTACAGGCCCAGGTACATTTACGGTTACAAACTCGGGAAAAGGCACACCTTGTGCACCAGCTAATGTAGATTATCTTGTAGTTGCAGGTGGATCTGGAGGAGGTGATGGCTCTAATGCTACTGGTGGAGGTGGTGGAGCTGGAGGAGTAAGGTTCTCTGCTTGCACTTGGTGTGCACCTAGCCCTGTTTCTCCTAGAGCTGGAACATCTATACCTGCTGCTTTAGGAGCCTATCCAATTACAGTAGGTGGAGGAGCTGGAGGTGCTAGCCCTACTACAAGAGCACCTAACGGTACACCTTCAGTTTTTTCATCAATTACATCAACTGGTGGAGGAGGAGGTGGAAGTTTTGATAACCCTGTAAGAACTGGAGCACCAGGTGGATCTGGCGGTGGTGGAGCAGGAGATACAAATGGACCTACGGGTGTTAATATTTGTGGAGGTGCAGGTAATACACCTCCTGTGAGCCCTCCTCAAGGAAATAATGGTGGGTATGGACGAGATTGTCAACCTGCTTATCCTGCAGGCGGTGGAGGTGGCGCTGGTGCAGTTGGAACACCTACTCCAGGATCTCCATCAAATACTGAAAGTCCTGGTGGACCAGGTGGAGCTGGTTTACAGGTAAATATTGATGGCAACAATTACTACTGGGGTGGAGGTGGTGGAGGTGCTGTTTGGACTGGATACAGTGGTGGAAATGGAGGAATTGGTGGCGGTGGTGGTGGCGCTACAAGAGGTATACCATCAGGATCTGGTGGATCTGGAGGTGGAAGTGCTATAAATTCAGGTGGAGCTGGTCAAAGTAACTGGCCATCACAAAGTAAAGGTGGTGATGGTGGAGCTAATTCAGGTGGAGGTGGAGGTGGAAATAATAATTCTCCACAAGGTGAAAGTAGTGGTGGTAGTGGTATAGTAATAATAAGATACAAATTTCAATAGTTGATTTAAAATTAAAAACATATATAAGGAGAATATTATGGCACATTTTGCAAAACTAGGAGCTAACGGAAAAGTTATTCAAGTATTAACTTTGAATAATTCTGATATGTTAAATGCTGATGGTGTAGAGGACGAATCAGTAGGTCAACAATATTTAGAACAACATAATAATTGGCCTGCACAAATGTGGATTCAAACTTCTTACAACACATCTGGCAACCAACATAAAAACGGTGGAACTGCATTCAGAGGAAACTATGCGGGTATCGGTTATGAGTGGGACGAAGATAATCAAATCTTCTGGCCTAAAAAACCATATGCATCTTGGGTAAAAAATACTACAACTGCACAATGGCAGTCACCAATAGGTGATGCTCCTGCATTAACTGCAGAACAAACTTCACAAAATGAAGCTGGCACTCATGCATGGATTTATCTTTGGAATGAAGACGCTTATCAAGCAGATAACACAACGGGTTGGAACTTAACAAATAATTTAGCTTAATATATAAACGGTGGTGGTGTGCAAAAAATATTTTTTCTAACAGGATTTCCTAGATCTGGAAATACAATAATATCTGCGATTTTAAATCAAAACAAAAACATAGCTGTATCAGGACATTCTAGTTTAACTAATTGTTTTTTTAATTTAGAGTTAGTTAAAAGAACTCCTATATATAATAATTTTAAAAATGAAGAATCTATTGAAAATATTCAAAAAAATATGGTTAATAATTATTATAATAATTGGCCACAAAAATATATTATAGACAGAGGTGAGTGGGGCACTCCGTATAATTATTTTATGATGGAAAAATATTGTCCTAATGAATTTAAAATAATTTTTTTATTGAGAAATCCAATAGATGTAATTAAATCTTATATTAAACTTTGTAGAGATAACCCTAATTTTTATATAAATAAACAATTTGAACAATTAGATAAAACTACTTTATACAGAAGTGAAGAAGAAGAAAAGATAGAATTAATTACTAAAAAAAGTGATTTTATAAATAGTTCTTTTTTTTCATATAAAAACCTACAAAATAAAAAAAATGTATTGTTTGTAAAGTATGAAGATTTTACACAAAACCCTAGTAAAATAATTAATAAAATATATTCATTTTTAAATATACCAAAATACAAACATTATTTTGATGTAAAAAATCAATTTTCTGTAAACAATTTAAGTTACGATGATTCTATGATAGGTGCGGATATGCATAAACTACATTTAGGGAAAGTAAAAAATTATGGTTATCCAGAAATAAAAATTCCTAAGTATATTATAGAGAAATATAGAAATATTATTAAAGAATATGAATTTTAATTATATTGGCAAAACAAATATAACAACTTTAAAAGATAAAATTAAAAAAATTACAGAATGGGATAAATATACGTTTAGGCAAAAAACATATGATGTGCATAGACATACAAGAACTATACCATTAATATTTGATGAAGATTTTAGGCATAAAAACCCAACTTACCATTTTGATTATAAACTATATAAAAATGAAATTAATAAATTTAAAAATATATTTTTAAAAAAATTTGGCAAAGGATATATTATAAGAGCATTATTGGTAAATTTAAAATCTCAAAAAAGTATACCAGACCATATTGACAATTCACCTTCTTTAGATATATGTAAAAGAATTCACATCCCTATAATAACGAATAATAAAGTATTTTTTAATGTAGGAGGAGAAAGAATAAATTTAAAAAAAGGTGAGATGTGGGAAATAAATAACACAAAAAAAACTCATGCAGTTGAAAATAATAGTAGATTTGATAGAGTACATTTGATAATAGATTGGGTAACAGAATGATTAAGAAAGTATTAACAGAGCAAGCTTTATATTTTGGAGATGTGGCAATGCCTAAAGGTTGGGACATTGACCGAGATAAATTATCAGGCGATATTTTACAATCATCTTTTACTAATAGAGAATTTCCATTTTCAAGAACTTGGGATATGTTGAATACTTATATGCGAGATCACATTGGTCTTGAGTATGGTATTAATTTAATTAATAAAAAGTCTTGGGGTGATATTTACAAACCAAATCAAACATCAAAACCATTATTAGATGTAGATCCAGTTGATCTTAGAAACTCACCAGACTTTACATTATTGTATGGTGTTAAAGTTGATAAGTGTTGGGTTCGAATACTTTATGACGATAACAGACGTAAAGGTAGAAGCTGGGATATAGAACTTACTAACAATAAATTTATTATGTTTCCATCAACCAATATGTATTACATTACGAATGAACAGAAAGACAGTTTGAATTTTATTCAAACGATAACTTATGAATATATCTAATTACTATTGGTATTTTAAATCTGCATTGACACCTAGATTTTGTGATGAAGTTATTAAATATGGATTATCACAAGCTGAAACTATGGCTAGAACTGGTGGTTATGGTGATAGAGAACTTACTAAACAAGAAGTAAAAGATATGAAAAGAAAAAGAAATTCTGATTTAGTATGGCTCAATGACACTTGGATATACAAAGAATTACATCCATTTGTTCACGATGCAAATAGAAATGCTGGTTGGAATTTTGATTGGGAAAGATCTGAGTCTTGTCAGTTTACAAAATATAAACTGAATCAGTATTATGATTGGCACTGTGATGGTTGGGATAAACCATATGATCGAAAAGACCCAAACAATCCAGAGCATGGCAGAGTTCGAAAACTATCTATGACTTGTCAGTTAACAGATGGTTCAGAATATAGTGGTGGAGAACTAGAGTTTGATTTTAGAAACTATG